GCTATTCGGGACAGCTTGATGGCTTTGCCTTTCAAGGGCCCTGACACAACGCTTATGCAGCTTCTAGGTTTTGTAGTGGATGCTGGGCGTCGGTTTGCCACGATTACAGACATGAAGGTGGGTGAGGGCAACCAGAACGCGGCCGTCGGCACAACTGTGGCTATGTTGGAGCAAGGCACTCGTGTGATGAGCGCGGTGCATAAGCGCCTGCACTATGCGATGAAGAACGAGTTCAAGTTGCTGGCTCGTGTGATTCACGACTTCTTGCCACAGGAATACCCGTATTCTGTTAGCGGTGGCGAGCAGGGTGTAATGGCGCAGGATTTCGATGACCGCGTTGACGTGGTTCCCGTGTCCAACCCTAATATATTTTCTCAAGCGCAGCGGATTGCTTTGGCGCAGTCGCAGCTACAGCTTGCAATGCAGGCTCCTCAACTGCACAACACGCATGAGGCGTTTCGTAGGATGTATGATGCGTTAGGGGTAACGGACGTCGACACTATTTTGAAAGCGCCTGCCACTCAAGAGCCGCAGCCGAAAGACCCGGCGCAAGAGCATATTGATGCGTTGGATAACGTGCAAATGCTGGCGTTCGAGGGTCAGGACCATGACGCGCACATGCTGGCTCACTTGACGTTTATGGCGTCGGGTGTCGTTCAGGGCTCACCTCCCATGGCAATGGCCTTGCAGAAGCACGTTCTGGAACATGTACGCCTGAAGGCTAGAGAGCAGGCAACGGCTCAGATGCTTCAGCAGAGTGGCGGTCAAGAGCTTACTGAAGATCAGATGTTGCAGGTAGAACAACTTGTTGCACAGTTAGTCGCTCAAGATATGCAGGCGGTGCGCCAACAAAGCCAGCAAATTATGGGTGGCGGAGAAGGAGGTGATCCATTAGTCGCGTTGAAGCAGGAAGAGCTAAATATCAAGGCGCAGGCCACACAAGCCGATATTTCAGAAGGGCAGCGTAAGCTTGACCTTCAGCAAGCTACGCTTCAAGAAAGAGCAAGACAGTTTGATCAGCGTCTGGCGAGCCAGGAAGAGGCCACCGACAAGAAGATACAAGCATCAACGGAGCGTGAAATTATGCGCTTAAATCAGAGAAACAACCAAGGGGGCTAGAAATGGCTGCTGTTAAGATTATGGGTGGACCTATCCAAGAGCCACCAAAACCCACTACCTATGCGGATATTAAAGATCAGGGTCGTATTCCTTACGCTACTATGAAGGAAGAAAAGACTCCAAACACCGCCAAAGCCAAGATTACCAAAGGCAAGCGCCGTGGTATGGGTGCTGCGTTGCGTGGTGCTGAGTTCACCAACGCATAGGAGGTCGTATGCCTTTGATGCGCGGGTCTAGTCAAAAGACCATTAGTTCAAACATAAGCAAGCTTAAAGACGAGGGTTACCCTCAGAAACAAGCGGTGGCTATTGCTTTAGATAAAGCCAAGCCTAAAAAAATGAATAAAGGTGGCGTTGCCTTGAAAGGCTACAGCCCAATTCTTCTTAAACTGCAACGTTTTCAAGGAATCTTTTGATGCGATATGCAATATTGTCTATAGCGATATTATTGAGTAGCTGCACTTCAGTACAGCAAGTCATTGATAACAAAGAAATTTATTGTTCTCAGTTTTATAAGGGCGTTCGAGCAGTCGGTCGGGGAGCGTTATCTGCGACAACGGGTGTAGTTGTCCCAGATGTATGCGATACTATCGATGAAATTGTCGCGGAGGAAGACGCCGACGGCGTGGACAAAAGCGATAGCTGACCCCAAGTTACTTATACAACTGGTGTTTTTGTTTAGATGAAGCTAGGTGGTTTACTTAAATCCTTAGCCCCCACCATTGCACAGGCGGCGGGCGGTCCGATGGCCGGTATGGCCGTCAAAATGGCGGCTAAGAAGATCGGCCTTCCTGAGACAGCTACCGCTAACGAGATTGAAGACCTTATTGAGCGTGAGCCCGATAAGGCCCCCCTCCTAAAACAAGCCGACAAAGACTTTGAACAAAGCATCCGTGCTATGGAAATAGACCTGGAGTCTTTTAAAACCGAAGTTGGGGATAGAAAAGACGCTCGTGAAAAGTTTTCTACGGATTGGACGCCAAAGATATTTAGTATTTTGGCATTAGCTTTGTATGGCACTTACGTCCTGGCGGTAACCATAATGCCGCACGACCAAAACGACGAAACCATCATATCTCTGGTGCTAGGCCAACTATCGGGCATATTAGGTACGGCCGCCGCTTTTTTCTATGGCGGCTCTAACGGGAAAAAGTAATGGATAATTTGATTGAGATGTTAAAACGCCATGAGGGCGTTAAAAGCAACGTATACCGTGATACGGGTGGTTTAGAGCATATTGGCTGTGGACGAAATATCGCTGAAAGCGGACCCGGACTGTCTGAAGACGAGATAAACTACCTTTTAAAAAATGATTTAGAGCGTTGTGCGGCGGAGCTTAGCTCTGAATATGTTTGGTTTAGAACTCTGGAAGGCGCTCGTAAAGACGCCATTATGAACATCTTTTTTAACCTTGGAGCTACTCGTTTCAGAGGTTTTAAAAACGCCATAGCTGCTATGGAGAACCAAGACTACGACACTGCTGCGGTAGAGTTCATGGATTCCAGGTGGGCCAAACAGGTTGGTGGTCGAGCTTTAGAGCTTACCGACATTATTAAAGCGGGTAGCTATGTTTGAGTACGCGGCTACCGTGGTCAAAATCGTTGATGGAGACACAGTAGATGTTTTGGTGGACCTTGGCTTTGATACTTTTGTTGGCGGTAAACGTGGCCGTATTCGCCTGTATGGAATTGATGCACCCGAATCTAGAACCAGAGATAAAGAAGAAAAAAGATACGGACTGATGGCTAAAGAGTTCGTAAAAGATTTTATGCCCGTTGGCACGGTAGTCACGCTTAGAACTTATAAAGACAAAGGCGGTAAATACGGTCGATATATGGGCGACTTTAAACGTCACGACAAGTGGCTTTGCGAAGAGTTAGTTAAAAACTATATGGCCGTCCCATACTTTGGCCAAAGCAAAGAATTAATACGAGAGGCACACCTAGCCAACAGACTGCATCTGGTATAAGATTCGCTACGACTATATAAGACGGAGACGTTATGGATGATTTAGTCGTGGTGCAGTTTGTTCAAAAAAAGATAAAAGAACGTAAGTCTTTGGTCTTAGATATTTTAGAAAACAACGGCGTTACCTCCCTGGAATCTTATAAACAACTCATGGGTGAGTTAGACGCTTTAAATTACATAGCACAGGAACTCTCGGGCCTGCTACAACAACAGGAGCGTATGCATGATTGAAGTCCCAGGTTATTTGGCGGATCAGCTAGATAAAGAAGCTGAAGAAGCTAAGAAAACAGAAGAAGAGGTTTCACGTGAAACTGCTGATACAGAGGGTGTCGACAGCATTTATGTTGACCCGCAAGATCGTGTCTTAGACCCTTCTAAGGCGGACGCTTCTCTCGTAGAGCGTATGCCCACTCCCACGGGCTGGCGAATGTTAATTCTTCCGTATCGAGGCAAGTCTAAAACAGACGGCGGCATATATATCCCCGATAAAGTTCTAGAGGACGGTCAGATTCAAACCGTTGTCGGATACGTGTTAAAGCAAGGACCGCTTGCTTATCAAGACACGAATAAATTTCCAAATGGTCCCTGGTGCCAGGAAAAAGATTGGGTAATTTTTGCTCGATACGCTGGTTCTAGGTTTCGTATAGATGGCGGAGAAGTCCGTATTCTTAACGATGATGAGATTTTGGCAACTATTTCTGATCCAGAAGACATTATTAGTTTTTAAGGGGTAAACATGGCAGAAGAAAAGAAGGAAAAAGCTTACGAGCCGGATGATGGCACCGTTGATATAGACGTTGGCAGTAACGAAGAGGAGCAAGAGGTCGAAGTATCGGTTTCTGGTGTGTCTTCAGAGGAGCCGGAGGAAAGTGAAGAAAGTGAAGAAAGTGAAGACGGTGATGAACATCAGCAATACACCGCTGGTGTCCAAAAGCGCATAGATCGCTTGACTAAAAAGATGCGCGAAGCTGAAAGGCAGCGAGAAGAGGCTTTAAGCTACGCTAAGTCTATTCAAAGTGAGTCCGAAACTTTAAAAAAACGGGTAGAGTCTTTAGATAAAGGCTACATGACTGAATATGGGTCTCGTTTAACCATTGAAGAAAAACAAGTTGAAGACGAGCTTAGGGCCGCGATAGATCGTGCAGACACCGAAGGCACTGTGACGGCACAGCGTAAGTTAAGTCAATTAGCCGTAGCTAAAGACCGTTACGAAACAGCCAAGCAACAGCAGGAGCGTCAGGCGCAAGAGCAGGCAGCATATCAGCAGCAAGCTCCGCAAGCTGCCCCGCAAGCTGCCCCGCAGCAACGCCCTGACCCAAAAGCAGAAAACTGGGCCTCTAAAAACGATTGGTTTGGGACGGACGAGGCTATGACGTTCGCGGCGTTTGGCCTACATAAAAGGCTTGTTGAAGATGAAGGGTTTGACCCCAAAAGCGATGAGTATTATAGTGAGCTAGATGATCGAATACGGACCGAGTTTCCGCATAAATTCTCAGAAAGTCCTAGCAAACGTCCCGTCCAGAACGTTGCAGGCAGCTCTCGCTCAACGACGGGCTCTAAATCAGGACGCAACACCCGGAAAAAACTCACGCCCAGCCAGGTTGCAATAGCAAAGAAATTGGGTGTGCCGCTAGAAGAATACGCGAAATATGTCAAATAGGAGATGACTATGGCCACAAAAAAGAAAGTAGGTTTTGAGGGCGTAGATCGGTCTTCTCGCGCTAAAGACAGCAGGGAGAAGGAGCAACGGCGAAAGCCTTGGGCTCCCCCGTCCATGCTCGAAGCACCGCCTGCACCCGAAGGGTACAAGCACCGCTGGATTAGAGCAGAAGTTCGTGGTTTTGATGACCGTAAGAACATTTCTGCTCGTTTGAGAGAAGGGTATGAGCTTGTAAGAGCAGACGAGTACCCGGATTTTGAGGCTCCCGTGGTCGAATCAGGTAAATTTGAAGGTGTGTTTGGAGTTGGTGGATTGGTTCTCGCTCGTATACCGTTAGAAACGGTGCAAGAAAGAAGTCAATACTTTAAAGGAAAGAGTAAAGACCTTTTAGATGCCGTTGATCACGATATGATGCGAGAAAATGCTCATGAAA